TTAATTGATTTTTTCGATTTCGTCGCGCATCCAATCAAGGTCACGTTTTGTATATGTCTTTTCGGTGATATCCTGAATATGATGCCCAACTAGGATCTTGATTGCGTATTCATCTACTTTAGCTTTCTTGGCAGCGGTGACAAATCTTACACGTGCATCGTGAGGACGATGTTCCGGATTCAAACCAAGTTCTTTCACAATCGCTTGCAGCCCGGTCAGGTAGGTATCGTAGTTCATCTGGATTACCCTTGTTGTGTTGCGAAAGTGCTGCGTGATGAGATATTCACTGTTGTCGTTTACCGATTCAAGATAACGTTTTTCAACAAGCGGATAAATCCGAGAGTGAATCGGAACAATGCGGTTTTTGCCATCCTTTGTTTTCATCCCACCTTGAAAACTCTTCTTTTCGAGATCAACATTACATGTTTTCAGATTCAGAAGTTCTTGTGGCCGCCATCCCGAATAGCATTGAATCAACACAACGTCGACAAATGGAAGATCAATATTTTTCCACAGAAGGTCTATTTCTTCATCTGTATAGGTAAGGTGTTCTTTGTGGACGACTGGTGCCTCGATATTGAGCGAAAACGTCCGCGCACAGTTTTTATCTACCAGCTCGTTTGCCATTGCATAATCAAACAGCTGGTCGAATGTTGATTTCATCTTGCTTCGCGTATTGTTAGATGCTGCACGTTCTTTTCCATGAATTGTTCGATGGGCTGTCATGATGACCTTCTTGAGATCGCAGGCACGGACACTTCGAATTGGCATGGCGTGAAGTTCTTCGGCGTATGCCCAAACGGAATTATATTGCCGGAGGGCCTGTGGAGAAGCATTTCTTGTTCGTTCCTCATACCAATGCGCGTATAGTTCATCCATCGTGACAAGATTGGAAAGATCGAACGGATTTCTATGATATTCGACAAGTGCTTGATACGCTTCATTATAAGTCGCAAAATAGGCTACTGGCTGAAGTGGCTTGACAATTGGACGGCCTTCTGGCGATTTTCCGACGGTGACCATTACACGAAATGGACGCCTAAGACGCGCATTTTGAATCTCTGTGATCTGGCCAAATCCATTTGGAAGCCGCATATGCTTTTGCGATGTTTTTGCATATACCGGTTTTTGTCGTGCTTTTAGCGGGTATCCACAGTGAGGGCATGCAACGGCCTGGTCGCTCACCTTCTTGTGGCATTCGGGGCATGGTTTTAACATAGGTACCTCCTTACAATTTTATAGAATACCGCAAATCAAAATGGAAAGCTCGAAAAAATCGGGCTTTTTATTTTTGAAAAGCTATTCTAGGTTAAACGATGAATATTTCATTGTCAATCCTTTGAGGGCAAAAAGAAAAAAATACATCACGCAGACGACCACTTTGTCAGGTAATATCCTTTTGAACCTAAGATGCAGAAAAATGCTCTTAGAATAAGTAAAAAGGAGTAATGTAAAATGGACAAAGCGAAATTAAAATTGGGGTCTGTGCCGGTGCGTGTGGCTGCGAGGGTCTATGGACGGGACCCGGCATGGGTGCGAGCTGGAATCATTGCAGGCTGGCTGCCGATCGGCCAGGCAACACGAAACGGACACACTGTGACAGACATCCAGCAGATGGACTCGAAGTATGGTCGGATCAGCTATTATATTTCGCCGAAGCTCCTCTACGAACAGACTGGCTACGAATGGAGGGGCGATAAATGAAAGGAGAACGGGCCAAACTTTCGAAGAAAAACCCCTATTATATTCCGGCAGAACGGTACTACGAGCTCAAGCACTTCTGCCGCCAGTACGATGACTGGAAAAAAGCACTCAACTACATCGACGGATGGCAGCTTTCACCCAGCGATATTTCGGGAATCCTCAAAGGTGACCCTCCGGAAAGCCAGACGGAGCGCCAGGCGCTTGCACGCGTCTATTACTCCAGCCATATTGATATTCTGGAAGGGTGCATGCGGCAATTCGATTCAGCGGTCGGGCCGTACTTATTAAGAGGGGTCACGGAGGGACTTGGCTACGATGCACTGCGGGCAAACGGGTGCCCATGCTGTAGGGAACTTTACTACGAATATTACCGTTATTTTTTCTGGCTTCTCAGCAAAGAACGCGGATGACGCGAAAAATTCAGGCTCCTTTATGGAGGTGATCAGTTACCGGAAAACGGGCGTATGGAAACATACGCTCTTTTTTTTTTTACATAGAATTTTTCTAACCTAGCATAGAATGTTGCGAAACAACGCGAAAAAATCGGTTTCTTTTATGGAAGAGATGTCTTCCGGAATTTGAAAGGAGATTGATATTATGAACAAGATGAATAAGAGAAAGTACGACAGAGGATATGTCGATGCGACGGACAAACTGCGCGTGTTTATCGAAAGCCGGAGCAAAGTGATGTTTGTGGAACATGACTACGCTACGAGTGAGACAGCACGAGCAGCTTACAGTGTTGCGATCGACCGTATCCGCTGCCGTGGAATGGTTCGAGTAATTGTATCGAATGGCGAACTCTTTATGATTCGCAAAGACATCTAAGGCGTGAGAGCTTACGAGAAATCGTAGGCTCTTTTATTTTTTCATCACGCAGACGACCGTAAACACAGGTATAGTGGTACAAAGGAGATTTCAAAATGAACGCTGAACTTGGTATGATCTTTGCTGTCCTGATCTTTGGGATGGGGCTTCTGATCGGCGTGGCCATCGGTTTCCAGCTGAGCGAGAGCCAGAACGATGTTGGAGACCTTGTGATCGCACCGGGAGACGAGGACGCACCGAATTACATGTTCCTGGACCTGGACACGACGCCGGATGACATCCGGGGACGTGACCATGTGCTGTTGAACGTCCGGAGCATCTCGGCGCGAGAAAAACATTCTGCTTAATGGAGGAAACTCTAATTTACTTTGTAAAGGAGAAAATCAATGGAATCTTACGAAAACAAAGAATTGCTGATGGAAGCGGCGAAGCAATCGCTGGCGAAACTCAAAGACCTGGAACCGGGTACGGACGAGTACAATTCGGCGGCAAACACGGCACTGAAGCTGTACGACATGCAGCTCAAGGGCGAGGCGCAGGAGAGCGACCAAAACCTGAAAACGGATGACGAGAGGCGAAAAGAGCAGGAAGTCATCAATGATCAGGAGAAGGCTGCGAAGGCGCGTCACCTTGAGATCGCAAAGTTGGGGATGCAGGCATTGACGTTTGTCGGCACGATTGGGATGACCGTATACTGGTCGATCTGCGAGGCTGGCGGTGTGACGCAGCTTTCCGGAGCAATGCGTGAAGGTTTACACGAGATCAAGAGAGGCTTTACAGACAGAAGGTAAAGGAGGAACCGAGGAGGGTCTGTGACGAAAGTCGCAGGCTCTCTTTATTTTTTATGCGATATCATGAAGTGCCGCCCAATGAATGGACGAGTTATTACGGAAGTGTCTACCGCTGCAATCATCCGGTATACCGTGTGTGCACCCTTTACAAGGAAGGTGCGAGGGGGCTATGTGTGATCCAGCAGCGATTCAACGAGAAGACAAAATCGACCTACTGGAGTGCCATCGACCCATGGCTGACCGACAAGATCTATCTGCGGCGGGGATTCAGGGAATATTTCGACAGCCATGCCGGGCGCAGAAATCAAAATGGAGAATATCCGACCGTGACCGTACGCCAGATTATGTGGGCATTGCGCATGAAGCCCATCAAGCGGGAACGGTGGGAGACTGTATTTGACAGGAGTATCATATGACAGAGAAAAACAACCGCGAAGTGCGAGCCTCTTACCCCAGACGCTACCGGGCACAGTTCGGCGAGAACCTGAAGAAGAAACTGAAGGAGCGACGGATCAGCCAGGCTACCCTTGCAAAGGAGATAGGCGTATCCCGGACGTGTGTTGGATTCTGGTGCAACGGACACACGATCCCCTGCAATGAACGGCTGGAACAGCTGGCATGTTTTCTGGAAACGAGTCCGAGGCGCCTGCTGGGATGTACATTGGACAGCAGGGAACTGGATGATATTTGGGCAAATCGGATCGCCGGAGTGTAACGCGAAAAATTCTCCGTGCTTTATGGGGCAAAGGCCCAGAAAAAAGGAGAATGTAATATGAACGAATCTATTTTTAAGAAAATTTGGAATTATTCGATTACGGTTGGGCAGATGATTATGACAGCAATAGCAATGGCAATTGTAACGCTTATTGTATGGCTGTTGTGTCGGGCATTCCGGCCGTCGAAAGACTGATATTTGACGATAGACCGGTTAAACACAACTTGAGTTGGGCCGTCCCGGAGAAGAGCTGATGTGAAAGCATGGGCTCTTTCTTTTTTTCAGACGCGAAAATTTCAGCTTCTATTATGGAGGTAAGAGGGCTTACATTGAAAGGAGAAAAAACTATGATGAAAGCTATTAAGAACTTTATGAACAAACCTTGGACTTGGGGTACTTATTTTAAGTGCTGCGGAGTTGGCATGGGATTGTCGTTGGCAATCCTGGGCACATTTGCAGCATGGGCAAAGTGGAACGAGAAGAAGGCATTGAAAGAGATGCAAGAGAGCAATCTGGAAGAGGACAATATCTGAAAGATCACGCCCTCTTATCTTTTTCAGACGCGAAAATTTCAGATGCCTTTATGGAGGAGATAGCTCAATTGGTAGAGCGCCACTTTCGGGTGGAGGTTATGGGTTCGAGGCCCATTCTCTTTTTCATTTTTATATTTTTTTGGAGGTACTACATCATGGAGGACATTATGCACATCCAGTCTGCATTTCTGCGTGGGCTTATTTCGGACGCGGTTCGGAATGCGATCCGTAAGCGGGGATATGATGGCGTGAACGTCGATCTCAATGATATTTCTGCCGGATACAGCGAGAACGAGAAAAAAGTTCACGTGCATCTGGATATCGACGCCGAGATGAGCAAGAAGGATCTGGTGGATATTCTGGGGAGTATCGACATACTGTGACGCGAAAATTTCTCGATGCTTTATGAGATGATTAGTCTCAGAATTATATTTTTGGAGGTACAAAACTATGAAGAAATTGATTGGAGCAATTGCGGGTTGCGTTGCAGCTTATTATGTGATTGACGTACTCGCCGCAGTAAGTATGGCGTGCGCATGGGGCGATTTGGTAGAATACGGCCACATGCAGGCGGCACATGAACTGGACGATACGTTTCACAAAAGGTATTGCAAGCGCAACCTGAAGGTATTTGATTCGACAAGGGAAGCACTTTTGGAGAAAATGAAGAGAAAGTAACTAATCGAAATGGAGCTTACGAGAAATCGTAGGCTCTTTATTTTTTCAAAATGGAGGTTGAACATCATGAAAACACTGGACGACATTATTCAAAGCTGCACGGACCAGGCAACGAAAAGTGAACTTCAGGCGCTCAAAGAACGCCTTGAGCAGATCTATTCCAAGGTGGAAAACGCGGAGGACTGCATGAGCATGTGTGCGGACGCAGATATTTACGAAAACTATTTGTCCGCATCCAATCGACTTTATGAACTTCTCTACGGTGAAATCATTTTGTGATGGGAGGTCAGACAATGAAACTGACAAAAACATGCGCGAGATTCTTGCGCAAGCATGGCGGGACTATTCTGGCAGTGGCGGCGTCCGTGGGCGTCGTGGCGACGGCCATCGAGACCGGGCGGGCAACCACGAAGGCAAAGCATCTGCTCGAAGTGGATGAAGCGCTGCGAAAATACAACGAAGATGAGCAGGGCATTGTGGAGGAGCCACCGACAAAGAAACAAATCGCTCTGATATGCTGGAAAGCATACGTCCCGGCTGCAATTCTGGGCGGCGGCACCATTGCGTGTATTCTGAGCTCCAATGCGCTGAACAAAAAGCAGATTGCAAGCCTGACTGCGGCCTACATGGCGCTGGGAAGGACGTATCAGACCTACCGGCAGAAGGTGATTGAGAACATCGGGCTGGAAAAAGAAGCAGAAATTCAGGAGCAGATCAGCGAAGAAAAGCTGCCTGAAGTTCGTGACAAGATGGCAGAGGAAAAACTGCTCTGCTACGAGCCTATCTCAAAAAGATATTTCCATGCCACAGAGGTGGAATTGACAGATGCGTTCTACCATATGAACCGCGACTTTGCATTGGATGGCGAGGCATCCATGAACAGCCTTTATAATTACCTCGGACTGGATTATCTGCCGGAAGGGGACACAACTGGTTGGTCGATGGATTATCTGGCAAATGAATGGGAATATTACTGGATCGACTTCCGGTATTACAAGCAGACAACAGACGACGGCCTTGAAGTCTACTACGTGGATGCATTCCAGCCGCCCATCGAGAATTATACCAACTATGATCCCTATGCGGATTACTGCGAGAAAAAAGGAGAATGAATATGAATAAGATCAACTGGTGGAAGGTGGCATCCGTGGCAATGATGGCTGCAAGTGCTATTCTGGGCTTCGGGCATGACCTTATCGAGGACCAGCGCAGCGAAGAGGAACTGCAAGACATGGTGCAGGAAGAAGTGCGCCGTCAGCTTGCGAAAAAGAACTTGTAAACGCGAAAAATACAGTCTCCCTTATGGAAGAGAAATCCAAACTGACAAATAAAGGAGATTGATATTTATGTACGATCATGACTATTATGCAAAGATGGACAAGGCAATGGTACGCGTACTGAAGGCAGTTGTACGTTCAGTGGGATACGGCTTTACAGGGCTGTATCACTATCTGAAGAAGCAGCCGACCAGACTGTACGAATATATCCGTTACCGGATTCAACTGGAGCGTGATGATCAGCGTGAAACAGAAATCCGCTTCGAGAATTTGAAGCAGAATGGACACATCTGAAAAAGGCGAGAGCTTACGAGAAATCGTAGGCTCTTTCTTTTTATATTTTACGGAGGTACGAACATGAACCTGAAAACATTTGCAAAGGCTGCGCGGAGAAGCGTGAGCCGGAACGCATCCAAGATCCTGGGCGGACTGGCCATTACCGGCGGCATCACGTCCGTTTATTTTGCAGTGACGGCCACCCCGAAGGCCATGATCCTGCTGGATGAGAAAAAGAAGGAACTGGGTGTCGAAAAGCTCGATGCAAAGACCATCATCAAGACAGCAGGCCCGGTTTATATTCCGACGGCGGTGAGCATGGGCCTGAGCGCTGCATGCACCATTGGGGCCATCCATGTGGATGAACGCCGGAATGCAGCACTGGCAGCGGCTTGCACACTGTCGGAATCTGCGCTGAAGACCTACCAGGACAAGGTCGTGGAGACCATTGGTAAGGAAAAAGAGCAGGAGATCCGAGAAGCAGTGAGCCTTGAGAAAATGGCAAAATGCCCGGAGCCGGAGCATATTCCGGTGGCCAAAGGGCTGAAAAAGGATGATATTTCCTATGACCAGCGGGTCAAATGCTGGGAGAGCTTGTCCGGGAATTATATCTGGACGAGCAAGAACGCACTGGAACGCGCCCTGAACGGTGCAAACAAGCAGCTGCTCAGTGACTTCCGGGTGACCGAAAACGACCTGTTCGACTATCTGGGCATGGAGCACAACCGGAACGGAGATCTGCTCGGCTGGGATACCGAAACGACGCTGGAGATCGAGACGTTCTATGCTTCGAAGCTGGATGAGGACGGGATGCCCTGTCTGGTGCTCGATTATGCGACGCCGCCGAAGTGGCTGGGGTATTGATATTTTCGACATCCCGCGGCCAGACGCGAAAAATTCATCTTCCTTTATGGAGGTAATACTCCGACATTATGAACTTTAATAAAAGAGAGGTAACAAAAATGGACGAAATGAAGAACATGAACGAGACTACTATGGAGAACGAGACTTCTGTTGAGGTCGTTCCGGAGGAGAGCGTTGAGATGATCAACACGGAGCAGTCTTCGAATTCTGGTTCGAACTTTGGACTCATTGTTGGCGCTGTGGGCGTTGGCGCAGCCGTATTGTACGGTCTGCACAAGAAGCACAAGGCCAAGAAGGAGGCAAAGGATGAGCAGAAGCCGAAGAAGGCAAAGAAGAAGATCCATCTGCGCAATCCACTGGTGATCACGGAAGAAGTTCCTGAAGAGGAAACCGTTGATGAGGACATCGAGGAAACTTCTGAGGAAAAGTAATGTTTAATGAAGCGAGAGCTTACGAGAAATCGTAGGCTCTTACTTTTTTTATTTTTGAAAGGGGTAGACTATGGCACAAGTAGATATGCCGAAGTCCAGCATTGGCCAGAAGCCGGAGCAGCCGAAGAAAAAGTTTGAGAAGGTTGTCAAGGGTAAGGTGACCGTCAAGGAACAGAACGACATTCAGAAGATCGCAAATGATTTTCTGGCGGAAGACCTCAAAACGGTGAAAGACCGCATCGTGATGGAGTATCTGGTCCCGATGGTCAAAAACGGCCTGTGGAGCATCTTCAACTCGGCGATCAGCATTGCACTCTGGGGCGAAGACCGCTCCCGCGGGAGTTCGGGTGGATATTCCGGCTCTGCATCCCAGCGGAACAGTTATGACCGCTATTATTCGGGCAGTCAGAACGGACGGCCGGGGAATCCGAACCCGCCGATGCGCCGGAGTTTGCAGAACCTCGACTTCGAACGCCGTGGCGATGTGGATGATCTTTTGAACCAGATGTACAACGCCCTCCGCGACTACAAGCAGGTGACCGTGGGCGACCTGTGGGACCTGATGGGCGTTTCCAACGAACCGACAGACTACAACTACGGCTGGTATATGCTGGATCAGGCATACATCAAGGGGATTCCGGGCGGCTTCCGTCTGGTTCTGCCGAAGCCCGTACCGCTGCACTGATAGAAAGGATTGATATTTATGAAGTTCCTGAAAAGCATCAAAAAAGACGAGATCATGGCCACTGTGACCCGCACGGCATCCAAGTACGGCTATAAGCTGAAGAAGGCGAGCCCGACCATCATGATCGCGGGCGCTGCCATCGGCGGCGTAACTGCGACGGTTCTGGCCTGCAAGGCGACCATCAAGGCGCAGGATATTCTCGCTGAACACAATGCAGCGGTAGAGAGCATTCACGCCGCGAAAGACCAGATCAAAAACGGTGAGCTCCAGCTGGACGAAGGCGAGAGCTACACCGAGAAGGAGTTCAAGAAGGACATCACCACGGCATACATCCAGACCGGCCTGAAGCTGGCCAAGGTCTACGCGCCTGCGGTCGGCCTTGGTGCAGCTTCGCTGGGCTGCATGTTCGGCTCGCACCACATTATGAGCAAGCGAAATGCAAGCCTGACGGCGGCTTATATCGCGCTGGATCAGGCATTCAACGAATACAAGACCCGCGTGGGAGACCGCTTTGGCAGCCGTGTGCAGGAGGAACTGGAGCACAACATCAAGGCCGTGGAGATCGAGAGCAAGAACACCAACGAGCAGGGCGTTGAGGAGGCCATCAAGGAGTACAAGGACGTCGCCATGGCACACACCAGCCCCTACACCTGCATCTTTGACGAGACGGTGGACACCTGGCAGCCGGACAATATGCTGAACCGGAATTACCTGTTCCTGATGGAGCAGGCTGCGAACAAGCGTCTGCGCACGCAGGGGCATCTGTTCCTGAACGACGTTCTGAGCAGCATCGGCACCCACGGCGGTGTGACCATGAAGACACCCGAAGGCCAGATCGTGGGCTGGATCTATGACCCGAACGATCCGACCCGGCAGAACCATGTAGATTTTGGCGTCACCAGCTACGTGGAGGGCGACGACGCTCTGAACAGTTTCATCAGCGGCGGTGAGCGCTCTGTGATGCTGCGGTTCAACTGCGACGGCCCGATCATCGACAAGATCTGAGACTGATATTTTGGAGGAATACGCTATGACCAGATTCGTGAAAAGACTTTCTTACGTTTTTGCTGCCATGGCCGGAGTCTGTTTCGTATCCGGTCTGGCGGTTCTTTCGGAGTGAGGGTGTTATGGACAGTTTGGAAAATATGTTTCTGTTTCTAGACTATCTGACCGATACCAAACGCAAGCGCCATGTCGTGGGAGGCATTCTGATGAGTGTCTCCCTTTTCTTTGGCGGTTTGGCTTTCACCATGATGAGCATCAAAGGAGAAGACGATGAACAAGACCATTCGTGACGTGTTGATATTTGCAGCGGGCTTTGTGGGCGGCGCCTACTTTATGCACAGGATGCTCCTGAAAAAGTATCAGGAGTACGCTGATCATCAGATCGAGGATGTCCGCGAGCACTACCAGCAGAAAGAGGCTGAGATGGACCAGACAATCGAGGAAAAGGCGACGCAGAAGAGCTTTGAGCAGCTGGCCGGGAAGTACCGCACCGAGTCGGACCCGGAAGCCATTGCCACCTGTGAGCCCATCGAGATTATCGAGCCGGACCGCTTTGGAGAGAACGATGATTACGAGACGAGTTTCCTGACCTACTACGCGGACGGCGCACTGGTCTTCGATGGTGAATCGAAACCGGTGGACGAGGATGATATTCCGACGCTCATCGGTACGGAGGCGCTGAAGCACATTGGTGAGTTTGCGCCGAGCATGATCCATGTGCGGAACAACAACTATCACAAGGACTACGAGATCCTTCAGGCTCAGCAGTGCTGGGCAAACGTCTTATCGGAGGAAGATGAATGACTTTTTCGAAGCTGACAGAGCAGTATTATGACTGGCTCTATAAGATTGTCTGCGGGGAATGGGAACCGCGAAACCTGTCGTTTCACCGGCTGCTGATGTTCCTCTACAACCGCAGATTCATCCCGGCATGCGAGATGGACGTCTGCCGGGCAACGGATGGAAGCAACCTGCGTTACCGATTTGCAACGGAGAATGATATTCCGTATGCGAAGATCGATGCGGCATTCGGCGGTGAGCCATGCAGTATGCTGGAAATGATGGTGGGCCTCGCGCTCCGTGTGGAGGAACACATCATGGAAGATGTGACGGCTGGCAACCGCGTGGGCCAGTGGTTCTGGAACATGGTGGTCAGCCTGGGCCTTGCTGCGATGGACGACAGCCGCTTCAGCGAGGATCGGGCTGAATTTATTCTGGACCGATTCGACAGTAGAGACTACCAGCCGAACGGTGCAGGCGGACTCTTTACACTTTCCCATCCGACCGAAGATATGCGCCAGATTGATATTTGGTATCAGCTGATGGCATATCTGAATGAGAACGAGTTTTGATGACATATGAATCAAAAATCTGCATCCCCATGGAAGGATTCGTTGAGAAGATACTCGACGATTCCCATGTGATGCTGCGAATCACGGCGTGTCGAGACGAGAATAACATTGGTCGGCTGATTCTGGCTGACCCGAATTACTGGAGGAAAATTGACAATGGAACTGACTGATATTTTGATCGACCTGAGCAACAGCAAGGCTGCGCTGGAGGTGACCAACCACACCATCCGCCGCCTGAACGGCAAGTGCATGCGCAAGAATCTGGTCATCATCGGGCTGGCATGGCTCAGCATGAAGGCCTGCACGATGCTGGGGGAGAGTGAAAAGAAGCGCAAGGAAGCAGAGGAGCGCGCACGGAACGCTGAGACGCGTCTCTTTGAAGAGCAGCGGCCGACGAATGACGAGTGCTGCGACGGTAATGCCAGCATCGACAAAAAAGAAGTCTGACACAGACCTCGTAGAAAGGAGGAAGTCAGTTGCCAATGATTGATTTCCTGATGATCGCAACGCGGATGGGAAAACGCAATACGATCGAAATTTACCCGAAATTCATCATCAAGAAATCCAAAGATTTGATGATCCGGGGTTCTGATTTCTATGCGATCTGGTTGGAAGAGCGCGGTTTATGGAGCACGGAGGAGCAGGATGCGCTGCAGCTGATCGACCGGGAGCTTGATATTTATGTGCAGGAGCACAAGCAGCTGCTCAACGACAGTTATCGGGTGCTCCATATGTGGGATGCGGAGTCCGGCATGATCGACAACTGGCACCGATACTGCCAGCGGCAGATGCGGGACAACTATCACACCCTCGACGACACATTGATATTTGCAAACACCCCGGTCAAGAAGGACAGCTATGCGTCCAAGCGTCTGCCGTATCCGTTGGAAAAGGGGAGCATCAGCGCCTACGACGAGCTCGTGGGCACGTTATATTCTCCGGAAGAGCGCCAAAAAATCGAATGGGCCATTGGTGCCATCGTCAATGGCGACTCGAAAAAGATCCAGAAGTTCCTTGTACTGTACGGTCCGCCCGGAAGCGGCAAATCTACGGTGCTGAACATCGTAGAGAAGCTGTTCGAGGGGTACTGCGGCACCTTTGACTCGAAGGCGCTGGGATCATCTTCGAATGCGTTTGCACTGGAAGCGTTCAAATCGAACCCGCTGATCGCAATCCAGCACGACGGCGACCTGTCACACATCGAGGACAATACCCGGCTGAACTCGCTCGTTTCCCACGAGACGATGATGGTGAATGAGAAATTCCGGAGCGCTTATGCAAACCAGTTTAAGTGCTTCCTGTTTCTCGGCACCAACAAGCCGGTCAAAATCACCGATGCGAAATCGGGCCTGATCCGACGGCTCATTGACGTGAATCCGAGCGGGGAAAAGATACCGGCAAAGAAATACCTCGACCTGGTGGGCAAGGTGGACTTTGAGCTTGGCGGGATCGCTTGCCACTGCAAGGAAGTGTACGAGAAGAACAAACGTTTGTACGACGATTATATTCCGACTCGTATGATGGGTGCATCCAATGATTTCTACAACTTCATGCTGGATTCCTATTATATTTTCAAGAAGGAAAATGGTGTCTCCCTGAAACGGGCATGGGCAATGTACAACGAATACAATACGGCTGCAAACGTGCCATATCCGTATTCGCGCCGTGCCTTCCGGGAAGAACTGATGAACTACTTCGAGGATTACAAGGAGCGGGAAACCGATGTAAACGGTGAGCGGGTGCGCAGCTATTACAGCGGTTTCAAGGCAGACAAGTTCAAGGAATTTGCGGATACCCCCCAGGGGGAGTCTGCGAAAAATGACCCCCCGCCTTCGTCCTGGATTGACTTCAAAGAGCAGCATTCTCTCTTCAATGATATTTGCAAGGATTGTCTGGCACAGTATGCGAACGAAAATGGCACGCCCCTGCAAAAGTGGGAGAATGTCAGGACCAGACTGGGCGTACTGGACACATCGAGACTGCACTATGTGAAAGTCCCGGAGAACCACATTGTGATCGACTTTGATATTCCGGGGCCAGACGGGAAAAAGAGCTTTGAGCGAAACCTCGAAGCGGCATCCAAATGGCCCAGAACCTACGCGGAGCTGAGCAAATCGGGTGCGGGAATCCACCTACATTATATTTACACCGGCGATGCGGCCAAACTGAGCCGGGTCTATGACGAGAATATCGAGGTGAAGGTGTTCACGGGAAAGTCCTCGCTCCGGAGAAAACTGTCGAAATGCAATGATATTCCAATCGCAAACATCAGCAGCGGCTTACCATTGAAGGGAGAAAAAATGGTTGACACAAAGCAGATTCAGGATGAGCGGCATCTGCGTGTTCTCATCAAGAAAGCACTCGCCAAGGAAATCAGCCCCTACACCAAGCCCAGCGTGGACTTCATTGCGCACATCGTGGAGGAAGCGTATGAAGGAAACGTGACGTATGATATCGATGACATGCGGAATGTGATCCTTGCCTTCGCGGCCAACAGCACCAACCAGGCAGACGCATGCCTCAAAATCGTATCGAAAATGCACTTTAAGTCGAAGGATGACATCGAGCGCAACGCTCTGACCGGAGAGGAAAAGCCCATGATATTTTTCGACTGCGAGGTGTTTCCGAACCTACTGCTCGTGAACTGGAAGTTTGCCAAACAGGATAAAGTCTACCGGATGATCAACCCCACCCCGGCGGAGATCGAAGGCTTAACAAAGTATCGGATGGTCGGGTTCAATAACCGCAAGTACGACAACCACATTCTCTGGGGACGGATGCTGGGGATGTCCAACGAGCAGATCTATGCGCTGTCGAACCAGATCGTCAACCAGCATACGGGCTTCTTTGGTGAGGCCTATAACTTATCCTATACGGATATTTATGACTTCTCATCGAAGAAACAGAGCCTGAAGAAGTTCGAGATCGAGCTGGGCATCCACCATCAGGAGCTTGGCTTGCCCTGGGACCAGCCGGTGCCGAAGAGCCTTTGGGACAAGGTCGCAGAGTATTGCGACAACGACGTTTTGGCAACGGAGGCGCTGTTCTATTCGAAGGACCGACAGGCAGACTTCATAGCGCGTGAGATCCTTGCAGACCTTGCCGGGATGACGGTCAACGACACGACCAACAGTCTGACTACCCGAATTATATTTGGGAGGGAGAAGCATCCGAAGCTGGTCTACACCGACCTGGCGACAGGCAAATCCGATTCGGTTGTGGAAGTTGAGCCTGATATTTTGACGGATCAGAACATCACCAATGCATTTCCCGGTTACGAATGGGTGCGTGGTGAGGACGGAAAGATGCACAACATGTTCCGCGGCACTGACCTCGGCATGGGCGGCTATGTGTATGCAGAACCGAACATGTACAGCAATGTTGCATTGCTGGACGTTGCATCGATGCATCCGCATTCAGCAGCGGCCATGAATTACTTTGGCGAGTACACCAAGCAGTTCATCGACCTGATGGACGTGCGTATTCATGTAAAGCATGGTGAGTACGACAAGGCCAAGAAGCTGTTCGGAGGAAAACTTGCGAAGTATCTGGATGACCCTGGCCAGGCAAAAGCCTTGACACAGGCGCTGAAAATCGCCATCAACATGGTGTACGGGATGACCAGCGCGACCTTTGACAACCCGTTCCGCAACCCCAAGAACGTCAACAACATTGTGGCGCTTCGAGGGGCTTTATTTATGCGCACGTTGCAGGACGAAGTGCAGCAGCGCGGTTTCACCGTGGCACACATCAAGACGGATTCCATCAAAATCCCGGATGCCACACCTGAAATCATCGACTTCTGCATGAACTTTGCGAAAAAGTACGGGTACACGTTTGAACACGAGGCCACATACGAGAAGATGTGTCTTGTGAACAACGCCGTTTATATTGCAAGGTATATGGATGCGGATCGCTGCAAGGGTCAGTATGGGTATATTCCAGAGAAAAATGAGAAGAAAGGCGGCAAATGGACTGCGACCGGTACACAGTTCCAGGTGCCGTATGTCTTCAAGACGCTCTTCTCGAAGGAGCCCATCGAGTTTCCTGACCTCTGCGAGACCAAAACTGTGTCGAAGGGTGCCATCTATCTGGATAAAAATGAGGACCTGCCCGAAGGCGAACACAATTATATTTTTGTTGGACGTGTCGGTCAGTTCTGCCCCATTATTCCGGGAAAGGGCGGCGCTCTGCTGCTGCGGGAAGCGGGCCTGACTGATACCGGTGAACGGAAATATGCTTCTGTGACCGGAGCAAAGGATTACCGTTGGCTGGAAAGCGAGGCGGTCTATTCACTCCACATGGAGGACGATATCGACAAGACATACTTCGACAAGGAAGTCAATGAAGCTGTCGATGAGATCTCCAAATACGGCGACTTCGAATGGTTCGCTGCCGATGATTCTGGGACTCCTCCCTGGAATGATATTCAGGATGAAGCTGCAAGAAATTTTGAAGTGAGGTGACAAATGTGTATCTGATTGATGATAACACTGGAAGGTGCGTTGGCGTAATCGATGTTGTACGTATTGATGGCCCCGATATTATGGGTGGTTGCATCGTTCGTTTATCTTCGATTGAGATAACTCTTGACACTGGAAGGGAATTGGAGCTCCTCGCCAAAGATCTGTATGTGGACATTTTACACAATTATCACATTCGGAAGTTCTCTGAGAAGGCTCAGGGCAGCCGGGAGGACTATTACAAGGATACTTCCAAGCGGTGTGCTGGTGCTTCTGCTCAGAAGGCGAAGGAAAAATCCCAAAATGATATTTTGGACGAAATTCTCGAACTGATTGGGTCAGCAAAGAATACGATCAAAGACCTTGATAAGGTTCGGAGCAACGGGCTTGCGTTCAATGGCTGTCAGATTGATGCTCTTATCAAGCTGAATTATGCGATTGAACGCATTGAGTATATCAAAAAGAACAAAGGAGATTTATAAAAATGTACACCAAGCGTCAGAAAGTCAATATTGACGATACTCGTTTTATTTTCACCACCAACTTCTCTGGTGACCCCAGCCGCGACCGCTTTGGCTCGGACAAGCGCCGCGTCAATGTGGTCATTCCTACGCAGGAACTGGCCGATCAGTTGGTGGCTCTCGGTGTGAAGGTACGGCAGACCAAGCCGAATCCGGAGCGTACTTACGACGAGCCGTTTGTGCCGACCTACTTTGCTCCGGTCACTATCAACATGGAATCCAAGTGGCCGCCGCACGTGTACTGGATCACTACCACCGGCAAGCGCCTGCTCTGTGACATTGATACGATCGGTCAACTCGATTTTATTCGGGTCAAGAATGTCTGCGTTCAGGCCAATCTCGTGGAGAAGCGCAACACTCCGGGCGAGTACAGCCTGTATGCGGATGTCATGTATGTCGAGCAGGATGCAGATGCCGATCCGTATGTAGAACGGTATGCGCGCTATGCTGCACCGGAAGCAGACATGGCCGAGCCGAGCGACCCGAACGAAATTCCGTTCTAAGGGAGGAATGTTTTATGGCAAAACTGTTCGTCAGCTGCCCGATGCGCGGGCGCACCGAAAGGCAGATTCATGACACGATCAACCAACTGTGTGATATTGCAGAGGCTATCTTCAACGAGAAGTTTGAAGTGATAGACACGTGGATCGCAGAGAACGCACCTGCGTCCAATCATGAGCAACTGTGGTATCTTGGAAAATCCATTCAGCTTATGTCGGAAGCAGACGCCTTTATCGGTGTCTACGATGATCAGAAGGAGTTTGCCGGGTGCATCGTAGAGAATTATACGGCAAAACTGTATGACATTCCGCAGTATCTGGTAAATATTGCGTATGTTGCTCCGGACGTTATCAACCGACGCCTGGCTGAGACGTACTAACGTTAAAATTGAGTGCCGGGGTCAGTCCTTGGTCGAATGCTCCAGCCGGTGAGTGCCCACGTCGCAAATGGCGTTCTCAGAGGAGACAGCTCGATTTATATTTATGAACGATTTGGAGGTTGACATCATGAAACGAATTAAAGTGCTCCGTATCAAAGCGCATTGCTATCCCGAAATCGTCCGAATCCCGCTTGGTCTGGACTCCTTGCAGAAAGAAGTTGGTGGCCCGATTCAGGCAACCTATCCGTGGGACGACCCTGTAGCCATGATTTGCAATGAAGAAGGCAAGTTGCTTGGCTGCTCGATGGACAATTTCAACCGTACACTTTTGTCCGATGATGGAACTCCGATCGACATCATCGCAGGAACATTTCTGATCGTCGGACTTACCGAAGATGATTTTGGATCGCTGAGTCCGGACCTTCTGGAAAAGTACGAGAAGCTGTTCCATCGACCGGAAAAATTCTGGGCAGAAGTTGATGCTTCTGGTCAATCTCATTTGAAAATCGACTACTGTGAGCCGGAAGAGCAATAACTTCAGGCGCATGTAGAACAAAGAGTCCTGGAGAAATCTGGGGCTCTTTTATTTGAGTCATTAGCATGGGCTGTACGGCGGGTTCGATTCCCGCATGACTCACAAATACTCAAAACAAAAAGGAGACTGATATTTGTGGCAAAAGTTTGGAAGATCGACAAGCCATGTATGGATTGCGGGGTGATGATGTACGCCGTTTATCCTGGCCAAAGGTACTGCGAGAAATGCAGAAAGGCTCGGTTCCTGAAAAAAGACGAACCGAAGCCGAAGAAACTCACACTTCAGGATATCATGCGCGAAGCTGATAAGGAGGGCTTGCAATATGCGTCCTACTGCAAAAAGCACGGACTCTACTAAGAAAGAGTGGAAGGTCTTTACGAAAAACGGCAAGGAGATTTTTGCTTACACAGTCTATGGTGAAGGCGAAGACGAACAGGAGGCGACTATCGCACTGCTGGCCTACGAAAATCACTGTAGAAAAACTTCGATCCATGTGCACAAGGAATGGAGGTAATGAAACTGATGGCAGGCGTAACGCTCTACGACTACCAGCTGGATGCACTCAAACGGATGAAAATTGGCTGCATCTTATGTGGAGGCGTAGGAAGCGGAAAATCGAGAACCAGTTTGGCGTTCTATTATACGCTATTTGATGGGATAGTGAACACGGAAAATTACGTTAAGATGACAGAACCGCCGGATTTGTACATCATCACGACCGCTCGGAAACGAGATACTGGCGAATGGGATGAAGAACTGGCCCATTTCTACATGTCTACGGATAAAGAGCATGATGTTTATGAGCATACCGTCGTTGTAGATTCCTGGAATAACGTTGGAAAGTATGTTGGTGCAAAGAATGCGTTCTTTATATTTGACGAGCAGCGAGTCGTCGGGAAGGGTACATGGGTAAAGGCTTTCCTGAAAATCACGCAGAGCAATGAATGGATATTGCTCAGCGCGACCCCCGGCGATTGCTGGACAGATTATATTCCGGTGTTCATTGCAAATGGATTTTACCGTAATCGGTCAGACTTCAATAACCAGCATGTGGTTTATAGCCAATTCTGCACAAAGTATCCAAAGATCGACCGATATTTGAATACCCAGCGTCTGGTAAGGCTGCGGGAACGGGTCTTGGTCGATATGGATTTTGAACGTTCGACGGTGTCTCACCATGAAAATATTTTCGTAGATTATAACAAGATGAAATACATGTCGATCTGCAAGAACCGGTGGAATCTTTGGGAGAACAAGCCAATTGAGACAGCCAGCGAGTTCTGCTATCTGCTGCGGAAGCTCGTCAATTCGGATGAGAGCCGCCAGCGGGAAGTGCTGGATATTTGCATGACCCGGCCCAGAGTCATCATCTTCTACAACTTTGACTATGAGCTGGATATTCTGCTGAATCTGGCCTATGACGAAGGCGTGGAAGTAGCACAATGGAACGGGCATAAGCATCAACCGATTCCGGATGGAGAGCGATGGGTCTATCTCGTACAATATAACGCCGGGGCAGAAGGTTGGAACTGTATCAAGACAGATACAATTATATTTTACAGTCAGAACTACTCCTACAAGATCATGGAACAGGCGTCTGGGCGTATCGACCGGCTAAACACGCCGTACAAGGATCTCTGGTATTACCACCTGAAGAGCCGGGCAGGGATTGATCTGGCAATTTCGAGGGCGCTGAACTCGAAGAAGGCATTTAACGAAAGGAAATTTTATGGAGAGTAATGATATTCGAGAACTGTTTACCAAGGAAATCGTAGAAAAAGCCAACAAAGAAATGACTGATTACGCAGTTTCTGATGAGTTGGCGCTCAAAATGATGCTTCGCGCCACCAATGATGCTGCTTTTCAGAATTTCCTTGGAAATTATGTTATTGGCGTGATTGGGAAAATTATTGAAAAATTGGAGGCGGAAAACTGATGGCACTGTTTCATGGAATTTACAAGTGCCGCTTGTGCGGAGAATTATTTGAGTCTATTACGACTGGTAGTGAAAACACGGCAATTGAATCCGTTTCGGGTGCAGCCTATGATGGCAAATGGTATCCGAAGGGCTGTGGAATTGGTGCGCATGTACGTGACGTTCACCATTGTAAAGATGGAAGCTTGGGGATAGGAGACTTTCAAGGATTCAAAAAGGAGGAAGACAAATGATTAAAGATTCTGGAGATCGCACGGAGTTTGAAACCGGTGCCAAGCGCGATATTTATGATTCTTTAAGGCTTACTGCGACGACCTGGGAGAAAATAGCAGATGCCTTAAATGCGATTGCAGAATACTTCGAGAAAGTAACGGCTTGTCTCATGGACTTGATTGAAGAAATTAAGAGGCAGCCATTGAAGATGATTCTGCAGAAGCTGCGCCCTGACTACAAGGACAAATGCAAAATCCGGTGGCTGGATATTCCCAACAAGGTTATGCAGGGGAGAATCAGGAGGTTCTGCTAATGGGAAATATTTCAAAGAAAATCAGAAAGAAGCTTGTCAAAGTTATCAATGCTAATTGCCATCGTGTAACGCACTTTGGAGAGCACAATGCGACATTTGTTCCTTACGACAGCAGCCCACTGTCTGCTATTTGGAAATATCTCTGCATCAGAGATGACGGTGTTTTTACAGGTCGTTTCTTGGTTGATCGAAGCGAAAAACATATTCCTTTCAGTGAGCGCTACTGTTGCATCAATGCTCCAGAACAATTATTTGCTCCAAGAGCGCATATCGAAATCGGCAAACAAATTGTCAATAGACTAAAAGAACACAACCAGCTTTATGCTGTTTATTACACATGGAGGAAAAGGAAATGATTAAAGATTCTGGAGACCGCACCGAATTTGAAACCGGTGCCAAGCGTGACATGCACGCTGGGAAGGGGCGGATGGACCTTCTGCCTTGGTACGGCATCATGGAGGTTAGCAAGCATTGTGAGGAAGGTGCCCTGAAGTATGGCGAGCACAATGTGGATAAGGGTATCCCGCTGCATTCGCTGCTGGACAGTGCTTCTCGGCATCTGGCAAAGTACATGGTCGGGATGGACGACGAAGACCACCTGCGTGCTGCCTGCTGGAACCTGCTGTGGGCACTGAACCAGCGGGAGACGCACCCGGAGTTGGATGATAGGTTTCGTGTAAAAAAGCAGGAAAAGCCAGAATGGGTGAGTCACCCTTGGAAGTGCAAATACTGCAATCACACATTTGCAGAAGTGACAGGACACTGGACGGGTGAAAACGAAGTGTCCTTTACCTGTCCTCATTGTGGCGGCATAAAGCGGTGGACTCCTCCTGTAAGTCCAAATGCCGAAGAAGGGCAGAAAAAAGAAGATGAAAATGTGCACTGCTATTGCGGAAAAACACTGGCTAAGGAGACTTCTCGTGGGTTGAAGCTTTGTCATCCTGAAAAGGTAAGGTTTGATGCAACTGGCGCAGCATTTTTGAGATGTCCTGATTGTGATCAGGAAATTATGGTTTTGCATCCTGTCTGGGACGAAATGGGAGGAATTATTGTATGAATGACTGGAAACGCGAAGTGGACTATGCAACCTACTGTCCGAAGTGCAAGAACTTCAAGGTACTGGAGACGGATGAGCCCTGCAATGAGTGCCTGACGGAGGGTGCGCGGGAGGGAACGGTAAAGCCTTTGAAGTTTGAGGAGAAGGCGCGATAATAACAGGCTCCTTTATGAGATGATTAGTCTCGAAATTATATTTTGGAGGTACGAATTATGAACATGAACAAATTCATGACGACTATGGCAAAGGCGGGAGTGCTTTACATTGGTGCATTTGCAATTTGGAAGTTAGGCATTTGGTACGGCGAAGGAGCAGGCGTGGTAATTGGCTATGCAGCCGAACACGGTGGGTGCACTGATTTGGAAGGTGACGCTCTCGGATATGTGAAATATGTCGAGAAAAACGAAAAGAACTTATTTGGCAAGATGTTTATGACAGGTGCTAATGAAATAGCAAAGATGACGACAAAAGCTGAGAATAATTAACTGAAAGGCGAGAGCCGTGGAGAAATCTGCGGCTCTTTATTTTTTATAAAAGGAGTGAAATACATGCGAGGCAGACCACCTAAAGAGATTGTGAGAAATGTAGCAGTTAAAATTCGACTGACCCCAGAAGAAAATACTCTGCTTGCCAATGTTTGTGAACGTACAGGACAAACAAAATCTGAGGTGATTCGCAACGCCTTGAATGAGTATTCGAGATTGGCCGCAACGAAAGTAATTGATATCAACGAGCGGCGGTGTAGAAATGCTACGAAAAATCGCTGAGTATGTCAGAAAGATATTCTGTAGGACAATTTGAAAATCTATATTTGAAGGAAGATGCTTGTATGCAACGTATGAACATTAAATGCTGCCATTGTGGGGACTATACCCCATTTATCACAGAGGAGAACATTGAAGTTATTCCTCAAGTTAATCTCACAAGAACCGATATGGATATTTTGGGCGATATTGCCGAGGCATTGGCGGAATGCGGTTGCTTCGGTGCGTGTGATTTCTTATGCCGGGTTCAGAGCGAAGTGACCAAAATCGTAGAGTATCAGGAGGAGCAAGCGGCAAAATGAGAAACATGTCTAAGAAAACCTGGAAACTCCGGGTTTGGAATCACATGACCGAGATGCAGAAGCTGGATATTCTGCTGAAGCACGCTAAGGTTCCGCATACTTATGGACGTCGCTGGCCAGAGATGGACAGACCGGACTATCAGGAGTATCTTCCGGGCGGACGACACGATGGTGGTGAGCAAATCATTGCATATGATGCTGCTGGAAATCGTATCTGGGATGGCATTTGGGGTTGGGGTTCCTATGGCTTTGAGCAGGGGCTTATCGAGATGATGGGCACGCAGGCACTTGGCCATGATGATGTTGAGGGCTGGCTCACGGCTCGTCAGGTCACAAAGATGTGGAGGTGTAGAAATGCTGCGAAAAATCGCTGATTTCGTCAAAAAGATATTCTGGACAGAGCCGATGATTTCGACAGTCAACACGCTGAAAGATGCCATGCAGGATCTTGAGGTAGCCCGGAACCACTTTGAAAACTGTGATCCGGAGTTTATCACGGCTGCTATCTTCGAGCTGAACGCTGCGGAGAGCCGTCTGGATGCTGCAAGGAGGTGTGTGGTATGACTTGGGAGAAATTCGGTACATTCCTTGGACATTTGCTGGCGGCGACAGCGGCCATCTGCGCGTGGCTGATCATTATTGCATTTACGCTGAAGATAATCTGGTTCATTCTGTTCGGAATTCTGCTGTGAGGTACGATATGATTGACTATGAAGAAGTTGTTGAGGCCATATGGAGGTACGATTGTCCTCGAATTGACATTGATGAGGATATTACGACACTTTATGCGGATGGCAAAGCTTATGCACAAGTTATTCGCAGGTCTGACTGGTCACGCGAGGACTTGTATTTTGAGGATTACGAGCTTCAAAAAGATATCCTGATTAAGCCGAACGCTAAGTTGCGTGATGCGGTCGAGCTTTGCATAAATGGTGACATTAGCTACGCAGATGCTCGTGAATGGTGCATGGAGAATGATATTTCACTTAGGCAGTTCGACAGGTGGCTTTATGGTGCGCTGAGAAAGTCTGATAACCCTGTCCGGGTGGAACCGAAAGAACCGTGGCCATATCGAGTGGTGGCGGGCATAAACCGGGTGCTGGAGATTCTGCTTAACTCGATTTTGGAGGATTTTATATGAGATGTTGTCCGGTATGCTATTCAAAAGTGAGGCCAACTGTATACGGAACAGTGACCACTGGGACACGCCTGGAAATCAAGTATAAGATTCAGTGTCGGAATTGCGAATTTGGATGCGATAAAGCAGGCAGTGTCATAGTGCAATATGATGAAGAAACGATGAACCCAATAGCAGATGATCATGGCTTACGGAAACTTATTAGAGACTGGGATTCTATTTTGCGAGATCCTGATAGAGAAAGGCTGGCTGATATATGAAGTACACATTTTGGTTTGAATGTACCGACAATGGTGGTGGGCATCAGGCTTTTGAAGTCAAAGCAGAGAATAAGCAGGAGGCCATCAAGAAGGGCATGGCGTTTGCAAAGAAACATGCTTCGGGTGATATCTGTGGGGATTGGGAGTGCAAAATGATATCGGAGTGGACAACATGAACAACGACTTCGGAGCACTTACGATACTTGCACCTAAATGCCAGAAGTGTCCGAAGGTGGAAACTTGCGACCATAAGCAACTGGCTCATCTCGGATACATTATCCCGATCGAGGATATTGACATCAGCATGGTGGCCCAAAGAGGTAATGGAAAGAGCCTGCGGCAGCTTGAAATCATTGATTCATTGATGAAAAGGAGAACTAATTATGAAAATCATTGAACCTAAGTACGAAATCCTCACCGATATTTCTGAGGGTGGCATCAAAGAGCTCCAGCAGATCGAGCGGGTGGCCCGTGTCTGCTACAAGAGCGAAGACAAGATCACTCCGGACGGTGAGTCGGCAAAGAAGCTGGTGGGCTTTCTGGTGAAACAGGGGCATGAGGCTATGCTGGAGCATTCTCAGTTGAGCGTGCTGTTTACGTGCGACCGTGGTGTGGCCAATGAGCTGGTGCGGCACCGCATTGCTTCTTTTGCACAGGAGAGCACCCGGTACTGCAACTACTCGAAGGAGAAATTTGGCGGAGAGCTGAGCTTTATTCGGCCGTTTTATATTGATGTGACCGACACTGACAAGAACTGTGAAAGCGCAGAATATACGCCTGGCAGCACTTGGCTTGATTCCTGCGAATCTGCGGAAATCCTTTATAAGGATATGATCGCACTCGGTATGCGTCCCGAACAGGCTCGTTGTGTGTTACCGTTGTGCCTGAAGACCGAGATCGTGGTGACGGCCAACTACCGTGAGTGGCGCAACATCTTCAAGCTGCGTACTCCTGTGGCGGCCCATCCTCAGATGAGAGAGCTGATGTGCCCGCTGCTGAAGGAACTGCAGAGCAAGATCCCGGTGGTGTTCGATGATATTTACACATACTGGCCGGAGGATGACCAGACGGGAAAGGAAAGTGTGGAGAAGTAACTATGAAAAATCGTATTATTTGCGTCGTTGCATGTATGATGATGCTCGTTGGCTGCATCGGGTTATGCAGTTGTGGAAACTATAAGGTGTTTGATACGACCTTTACCTACTCCTGGGCACAGATTAAGCTGCCTGACAGAACCATCATTGAAGGCAAAGTGGACAACTGGACCGATTACGAAGGCGATCAGTTGCAAATCACGATTGACGGTACCACATATCTGGTTCATGCAGCAAATGCTATTATGAAAACCTGAGTGGGAAAGGATGTGGTGGCAAGAAATGCAGCAGAAAACGTATGATTTTCTAATCCAGATGAGGGCTCCTGTGCTTACCTTTGGCGGAGACTTGCTGGGCGAGGCAATTGAACTGGTTATTCACGACCTGGAGGTTCATCAATTCATCTCGCTGGCAGATGTTGAGTGCAATCTGGCAGATAAGTTCAGCTGTAGCCCAGGTTCTGCGGATCGGAGACTTCGTAGGGCAATGGATATGATGGAGTTCCGGGCAGGAGAGTATCCGAATCCGGAATTGGAGAAACTGCGCGTTGAATATCGTGTGAATACGTGGTCGGTTAAGAAATTCCTCTACGCAGCGGCAAGGAGGCTGATGAGTTATGAATAATAAGAATCGAGCGATATGCCTGATTTGGTGTACGCTGATGCTGTGTCTGAGTATCTGGTTGTGCGGATGCTCAAAACGGGCTGAGAGCAAGAGCACCGCGAGCGACGAGCAGGAGTATCACATCACAATTTACTATCCGAACACTAGAGATGTGTACGTAGAAGGCGATGGTGATGTGTTCTGGATGAGCTCAACCGATTATAGGATTAAAGTCCAAATCAATGACAAACGATACAGTGCGAGTTGGAACAATGTCATTATTGAGTGGAATGTGAAATAATGAAAAGGTTTAATACGATTATTTGGGAATTGCCGCCGTAAATCTTGACGATGGTGAGTCTCCATGATATTCTTATACCAAGTTTAATGAGGAGGTGCTTTTATGGCACGGACAGTAAAATGCCCCAGCTGTGGTGCTGAACTGACGGTGAAAGATGACAACCGGGACTTTATGTTTTGCGAGTTCTGCGGGACGAAGGTTCGGTTGGATGATTATCAGGAGACGCACCGGTATGTAAATGAAGCGGAAGTCCAGCGAGTGAAGGCTGAGAAAGAGCTGGAGCTCAAGAAGATGGAGATGGAAGAAAAGAAGCGAAAAGAGGATATTAAAGAAGAGAACAAAGGGCTTATAATTGGTGCGGTTGGTTTTGCAGTATTCATGATTATATGCCTTCTTGGTTCGAAAGGATTCTTTTGATTGCTCTGTCTACCCATTTTAATTTGCCGCTTTTTGTGAATTTTTGTGATAAAGCATCAAAATTTGTCATTTTCGTGGCCAAAAACCCAGTTCGTGGCCAAAAAATTAGAAAAAATGGCCACAAAAAATAACGATTATTCGTTAAAATTATGCGGTTTGGCCAAAAACCCACTTTTTTCTTTTAGTTAATAAAAAAAATGAAAAATTATATATAGTAATTGACACTGAAAAACGGGTTTTTGGCCAGCGCTATTTTGGGACTTGAAAAAACTTGCCCATAGATGTATCATAGAACCACAGTGTACGAACGTAATGCTTCTGATTCTACGAGGTAAAGAGCATGGACTACATGGACGAGTTGGCTGAAAACTGGCGGGTACACGACTGTTCTTACGAGGGACGCGATGTTCTTCCAAATGGCGATGAGGTTTGGGTTTACAGCACCTTGGAATTGGGTCTACCAGTTCTGTGGGTGAAACATCCGGATGGCGCATTTGAATACCGTGTGATTCATACTCCGGGCTATGATCAACCCACAGGCGAACATTGGTGCTGGGATTGTCATTGCCGAATGGAACAGCACGGTGAGCTTTGGGTATGCCCAGAATGCGAGAGCGAAATCGAGGAGAGAGACATAGATATCGCATCTTCCCCAACAGAAGAAGCAAGCTATGCCGATGACTTTGAGCCTGAACCTGAATGGTTAGATGGTCGCTATGAAAACCTACATGTTCCGCATAATGAATATGATTTCGATGGGTTCTAAGCGGTAATACTGTTAATTGTAAAAGTCTCTGCGCTAATAACGCAGGGGCTTTTTCTTTGTCCAAAATTCACAGAAATTCACACTTTTTCACAAAAACCACCGCGATAAAAACATCCCCTTTTATGGGGGGAATAGAATGCGTCTTACGCACTATTCCTTTCATTTTGGAGGTTGTACTATGCTCGAAAACAAATTTAAGACAGGATTGGTAAAGGAACTGAAAGAACGCTTTCCTGGCTGCATGGTTGTTCATCTTGATCCAAACGAGATTCAGGGTATCCCGGATCTCTTGATTTTGCATGAGGACACATGGGCTGCATTGGAAGGTAAAAAGTCAGCAAAAGCATCTCATCGCCCGAACCAGGACTATTATGTTCAGCATATGAGCGAGATGAGCTTTGCGGCCTTTATCTATCCCGAAAACAAGGAGGAGATACTCAATGCAATGGAACGATCATTCGAGGCTCACAGGGCAGCACGCGTTTCTGGGAGCTAGTAAGTATCATTGGCTCAACTACGACGCACAGCGTTTGGCCGATGCGTACTTGAGCTTTCAAGCAAAAGAAAAAGGCACGAGGCTTCACGCATTTGCAGCAGAGTGCATTACGCTCCGACAGAAGTTGCCTAAAAGCAAAAAGACGCTCAATGCCTATGTCAATGACGCAATTGGCTTTCGCATGATTCCTGAGATGGTTCTCTATTACAGTGAGAACTGCTTTGGAACTGCGGATGCGATTTCGTTCAACGACGATTTTCTCCGCATCCATGATCTTAAAACCGGAGCTGTTCCTGCGCATATGGAACAGCTCTTTATTTATGCTGCTCTGTTCTGCATGGAATACGGGATTCGACCGAAAGATATTCAGTTCGAGGCTCGTATCTACCAGAATGACGATGTTTGGATCGAAAATCCTACGTATGAGGATATTGACCCCATCATCGAGAAGATTCGCGAGTTTGATAAGGTAATTGCAGAATTGAAGTTAGGAGCAGTAGCATGAACCAGATCGAGAAAGATGTCCGCGCCTATTTTGGCATTCCTTTCAACGAAAGCGTTTTGGAGCACTATGGCACCAAACGTCATTCTGGTCGCTATCCGTGGGGTTCTGGTGATAATCCTTATCAGCATTCTGGCGATTTTCTGTCTCGTATTGAGACACTGAAGAAAAAAGGGCTGTCCGAAAAGGACATCATCAATGCCATAAACGACACACTCCCCAAGGAGTATCAGCTGAGCCCTACTGAGTTTCGGGTTGCGAGAAGTAAAGCAATCAGTTTGCGGAAGCAGTCTGAATACGAGCAGATCAAGGACCTGAAAGACAACAAAGGGCTCGGTTGGACGGAGATTGCGAACCAACTCGGTATGAGTGAATCGAGCGTTCGGTCAAAATATGCCGGAAATATCGACCAAAAAGCCAAACGTGCTGAAAATATTGCCAATACCTTGAAAAAAGAAGTAGATAAAAAAGGTATGGTTGATATTTCCGAAGGTGCCAATCAGGTACTTGGCGTGACAGAAACCGAACTTTCTAATGCTGCTTACACCTTGGAGGCAGAATACGGATACAAGCGCTATGGCGTTGGTATCCGGCAGCCGACCAATATTCGCCAGCAAACGAATATCACGGTGCTGGCCAAGCCAGAGTTTGACCAAAAGTACGCTTATCAGCATCAGGACCAGATCGACTCTTTGGGTGATTATCATTCTGATGATGGTGGGGACACTTTTACGAAGCTGCAGCGCCCGTCCAGTCTAGACTCAAGCCGCGTTGCTATTCGTTATGGTGGCGAGGGCGGTCTGGACAAAGACGGCGTAATGGAAATTCGTCGTGGCGTTCCTGATCTGGATCTCGGCAAAAGCCACTATGCGCAGGTTCGTATTTTGGTGGATGGAGACCATTATCTGAAAGGCATGGCAGTCTATTCGGATGATCTCCCTGATGGTATTGATGTCATGTTCAACACCAACAAACCGTCCGGTACACCCAAGATGAAAGTCTTGAAGGAAGCGAAAGCTGACCCGGATAACCCGTTTGGTGCAGCCATCAAAGCTAACGGACAGAGTATGTACATTGGCGCTGATGGCAAAGAACATCTGTCGCCCATCAATAAACTGAAAGAAGAAGGGGATTGGGATACTATGTCCCGAAACGTTTCCTCTCAGTTTCTATCCAAGCAGCCCAAAAAGCTGATTGAGAATCAGCTGAAGTTTACGGTTGCGGATTATCAAGCGCAGTATGATGAAATCATGCACTATGATAACCCGACGGTCAAGAAGAAGCTGCTGAACGACTTTGCGGATACCTGCGAAGGTACGTCGATGACTCTGAAAGCATCGGCATTCCCCGGACAATCGACCAAAGTTATCCTGCCGATCAATAAGATCAAGGAGAACGAAGCCTACTGCCCGACTTATGAGAACGGCACTCAGCTTGCATTGATTCGTTATCCTCATGCAGGCACTTTTGAAATTCCTATTGTTACGGTAAACAATAAGAATCTGCATGGTAAGCGTAATCTTGGGCAGATCCAGGATGCAATCGGCATCAACGCAAAGGTTGCAGAGCGCCTGTCTGGTGCCGACTTCGACGGTGATACCGTCATGACCATCCCTATCAGCGATAAGGTGCCCATCAAATCTACGCGGCCGCTAAAAGCACTTGAGGGGTTTGATCCTAAGACTGCGTATGCTGTACCCGAAGGCAATCCCAATCATGTGCGTATCATGAAGAAGGAAGAGAAGCAGCGTGAGATGGGCGTGATCTCCAACCTCATCACTGATATGACTTTGCGTGGCGCATCAGAAGATGAATTGGCTCGTGCAGTCAAGCATTCGATGGTTGTTATTGATGCCGAGAAGCACAAGCTGGACTACAAGCGCTCTGAAAAAGAGAATGGAATCCAGGAGCTGAAAGAGAAGTGGCAGATTCGTGTTGACGAGGACGGCAACACTAAGTATGGTGGCGCATCCACCCTGCTATCCCGCCGTAAGCAGACGGTTCGTGTTCCTGAGCGTCGTGGCAGCATCCGTGTTGATAAGGATACAGGCGAGTTTATCTACAAAGAGAGCGGACGTACTTTTACCGATCCCAAGACGGGCAAGGAACGTATCGCTGAGGATACGGTAAGTCTTATCTCTGAGACGAAGGACGCCCGCACTCTGTCGTCTGGCACGATCCAGGAGAACCTGTATGCAGACTTTTCCAATAAGCTCAAAGCCATGGCTAACCAGGCTCGCAAAGAGGCTGCTAACATGAAGGGCTTGGAGTATAGTCCATCCGCCGCCAAAGCATACGCTCCTGAGGTTGCGTCTTTGAAGGAAAAGTATAACAGAATGATCGCCAATAAGCCCAAAGAGCGTAAGGCAATGCTGATTGCAAATTCCAATATCAAAGCGAAAATCCAGGAACAGGGCCTCGACCCTAAAAACACGGAAGACAAGAAAGAAATCAAGAAGATTTCGTCTGTTGAAATGCAACGTGCACGTGACTCTGTCGGTGCAAGCGGCCGCAAGTCCAAGGTGACCTTCACGGATAAGGAGTGGGAAGCTGTTCAGGCTGGCGCAATTTCGGACAACATGTTGACGAAGTTTCTCGATTCTTCGGATTCTGACGAAATCGTAAAGCGCGCAATGCCGAAAACGACATCTGTTATGTCTTCTGCTAAGATGAGCAAAGTAAAAGCGATGCTCCGCAGCGGATACACGTACAAAGAAATCGCGCAGGCTTGCGGTGTGCCAGAATCCACAGTTTATAGTGCGCTCAACAAATAAAAACATTTCAGAAAGGCTTTGAATTATGGTTCGATGCTTTTTGACTACGATCGACAACCCGTACAATCCGTATGACCAGTTCGATCAGTGGTATCGGTACGATACGGATCATGGTTATAACTCTTCTGGTCTGCTTATGCGGCTGGCAGAGACGTCCTCTCAATTCACAGACAATGAAAATGCCTATGAAATTGAGCGCGCAATTGACAAAATCGTTGCGAATGATCCGTTAAACATCTATAAAAAGCTCAAGCTCACCCTCGAAGACGAGGACACCATCAAAGAAAGCGCATAAAGGCATAGGGAGGGGGTCTCAAAAATGACACCCCCTCTCAAATCGCGCCGGTCTTTGATATTTCCCCGGAGGGAAAATTGATATTTGGGCTTTAAGAACAAGAAAAAACACCAGAATCCTCGCCGTGCATTGAGAATACTGGTGTTTTTATATTTTACTGCTTTTGTTCCGTGTCCATAGAAGCAGTCGCAAGCTGCTCTAAAGACATTGTAATGTTTCGGAGACAATCTTCACGAGTTACTGAAACATTTTTGACGACTGTATAATCGCTTTTCAAGGTTATAACTTTTTCTAAAGTATCGTTCATTCTGTATCACCACCTTTCAAACAGAATAAACGAGTCTGTTAAGATGTTAAACCTCCAGAACAAGTATACAGATAAGTATATGCCAAGTCAAGCGGGAACAAAAGAAAGACAATCGCCGAGGCTGTGGGGAGTAGACTACGGCTTCGGCGGTTTTTGCAAGGGCTCATGGGAGGAAGATCGTTCCTCCTTTTGGGTTTCATGATGTTAAGCCTCCAAAATTAACATTGTTCATGATCGAGTTTGTCCATTTTACCTTTGCGACGGAAGGCATTTGTTTTCATTTTCTCCTTTCAAATGATAGGCCGTGCTGATACTCCTGACACCTCCCATGAACCCTTGCAAAAGCGTAAACCTTATTACATATGTGCGAAAAGAGGATTGCGGATGAAACCGAAGAAAAACGCGCCCGGAGAAACGGCTGCGGCTTCGGCCCGGCCAGCATCATCTCCGGAAGCACAGGAAAATTACATGATCAACCTTGCGATGAAGCTGGTGGAGAAGCGGCTGCGCGAGGGTACGGCATCCAGCGCCGAGACGACTCATTTTCTGAAGCTGGCGACAACGAAAGCGGACCTTGAAAAGAAGAAGCTCGAAGAGGAAAACAAGCTGCTGCGGGCGAAAACAGAGACATTGCAGAATGCAAAGAACTCGGAGGAGCTGTACGCAAATGCCATTCAGGCGATGCGGAAGTATAACGGCCTTGGAGAGGATGACGAGTATGTGGACAACTGAGTTTCTTACGCAGGCCGGAGCTTTTGCGGTGGTTGGGGCACTCGTTATTCTGGCCATGCTGGTCAGTGACAGGGATAACAGCACCCGTTTTTTCTGGCAGGTGATCTTTCCGGTTTGTATTGGGTGCTGCGTCGTGGCGAGCATCTGGCTGGCTGAGGTTACGAGATGAATGTAATCACGATATGAGTAAACGATCTGATCATTGTGATGGAGTTCTTGTGCCGTATTCTAACGGCGGTGAACGCATTTACCGATGATACAAGTCCAGCGGACAACATCGGGCATTGGATCGCCAAACTCTGTGAGATGGTCATGCTTATCGTGCTGATCCTTATGACGGCAGGTTTGGGGAGCTGAGATGAAGAGTTACACGGAACTATGCCAGCTGGCGACATTTGAAGAGCGGCTGAAGTATCTGGAGCTGCACGGAGAAGTTGGGAAAGACACATTCGGGTTTGACCGGTGGCTGAACCAGGCGTTTTATCAATCGAAGGAGTGGCGGCAGTTCCGGGACCGGATCATCGTGAGGGACAACGGCTGCGACCTGGGATGCGAAGACCACCCGATCACGGACTGGGTGCTCCAGGGCGGAAAAGCGATCCGGCCGAAGATCTCGATTCATCATCTGAACCCCATTACAAAAGAAGATGTCCTCCAGCACAGCAAAAAACTGCTGGACCCGGAGAACGCCATTTGTGTTTCGGCGGCGACGCATAAAGCCATCCATTACGGGACGGGTCAAAATGCAAAACTGCCAGACGGAGAACGAAGACCAGGCGACACCTGCCCATGGGGGAAAGAACATGTACCAGAGACGAGCGTTTGAACCGAAGGAAACGAAAACCAGCAATGATATCCGCGCGAAGCTGGAGGAAGCAGAGCAGATGCTTTGTAAGATCGGCCCTTGCAGGGAACGAAGTCTGGCACTGACGAAACTGGATGAAGTGATGCTATGGGCGAACGTGGCAATTGCTCAGGCCGGTGTGGAAGATTACATGCAATAAGGGAGAAAACAAAATGAACAACGAAGCAATGATGAACCGCGCAAAGCAGCTGGTAGCAGACTACTTCAATGCCCATGCGGACGTGACCGACGGCAAGAAACTGACGCTGGAGGATGTGTATATCGTGTGGTTCTGCAAGACGTTACAGAACTGGAAGGCACTGGCGAGCACCACCGTATCGGACGGGATGTATTACGAGATCACCCACAACGGCGACAAGGGTGAGACCTATGTGGACGTCTACAAGAAGTGGGATAACAAGTGCGTCCCGGACTAAAAGCATAAAGCGCAAAAAGGAGAACAGATGGAAAGTATACTGACCTCGGTGAAGAAGCTCCTTGGGATGACCGAGGAGTATGCTGTGTTCGACACCGACCTGATCATGCACATCAACAGTGTGTTCATGATCCTGAACCAGATGGGCGTCGGGCCGAAGGATGCGTTCTGCATTACGGACGCGACGGCGACGTGGAGCGATTTTGCGGGGGAACGGGCCGACCTTGCAGCAGTCAAGAGTTATGTAGCGCTGAAGGTGCGGCTGCTGTTTGACCCGCCGCAGAGCTCGGTAACAATGGACGCCATCAAGAACCAGATCAGCGAGCTGGAATGGCGGCTTTATGTTGCATGCGACAAGGAGGCAGAGGAATGAGACGGCTTTTATTCTCGGTGAGCGGGCAGAGCCTGCGCAAAGAAGGAAGCTTTGCCGGTGTGATCGCCGGAACGAAGGGATATTTGCTCTGCCACTTTGGCATGGCGGAACAGGACTGGCTGGGCGCCAAGAAGATCGCGCTGTTCAATGACCAGTACCCGGCGGCAGTGAACGATGCCGGTGAGTGCATGGTGCCGGACGAAGTGACGGACGGCAAGAGCATCAAGGTGGCGCTGATCGGCCAGAACGGAGTGACCCGCATCAAGACAAACCCGGTATTGATCGAGCAGGTGAGAGCATGACGACGGTAGACGAACTTTTTGCAGCAATGGACGCCCCAAAGGTTGACCGGGTGATCCTGACCATTGATGAGAATCTGCGCATCATCGACATCCCGAACCTTGCCGTCGTGATCGGTGCAGAGGGCGACAAGGATGTGAACCGGCTCTACTTCAAAATGGATCGGCTTTACCGCGGGACGGACCTGGCGGCGTTTACGCCCCGCATCAACTACATCAATGCCGCGGGTAAGAACTATTACTACGATGCCACCGACCTGACCGTTGAGGGCGACAGCCTGACGTTTTCCTGGCTGATCCGCGCGCAGGCGGCCGAGGTGAGCGGCACGGTGGAGTTCAGCGTGTGTATGCGGCAGTATGCTGAGAAGGAGCTTGTGGCGGAATTCAACACCACGACGTCTTCGATGAAGTGCCTGAAGAGCATCCACAAGGAAGATGCGGAAAACGATTCGGTCTATTCCGGAACATTTGCGGTGCTGGACGAGGCGATCTTCGACGAGGCGCTGCTTGGATAAAGACGATGAGAGGTGCAAAACATGGACTATCAGAAACACAATTTCAGGTCAGGGCAGCGCCTTTATGCTTCCCAGCTCAATGGCATGGACGACGCCATCCTTGAGCTTGCAGAAGAGATGCAGAATGCCGGTGGTCTTTCGATTGGCACGGTGACCACCGGTCCACAGGCCGCAGCAAGCATTCAGGATGGTAAACTGAACCTTGTGTTTCCCGTGACGAACATGGGCGGCGGAAGCGGCATCTCGGATGCAGCAAAGCGTTACATTCTGGCCCTGTTTGAGAATGCCGCCTACAAAAACGGCACGATGCAGGCGACCTACAATGCTCTGAAAGCAGAATGGGGGATGGGGTCCGGAACTACCGTCACGCCCAGCCAGCCGGGAACACCGGATACCCCCAGCGATACGCTGCCGACTCCGCTCTATAAGCTGGCCGCGCAGAAGACCTTTGTACAATCCAAGAAAGAGTTCATCGACACTGGGCTGAAGCTGTTCGAAACCGTGAACGATGCCATGGAGCTGACATTGCTTGCGACGTTCTCGGTCGCGGCGGGTACATACACCGGCAGCTCTCCGGCTGTGCTGTTCGACTGCTTCAATGGTGGTGGCAACGATCAGCGCGGTGTCATGGGTTGCACCTGGGACAAAGGCAATTTCGGTGTCAACGTCTATCATTCTTCCAGCGTATCGAATACTCTGGTGGACAACACCAAGCTGCAGCTGGCCATTCAGATCAAGGGTGGCACATACCGCACGACCCAGAACGGAACATTTGGGGCCTGGAACAGCATCTCGAATTACGGGACCGACAAGACAGTCTCCAAGAGCCTGCTCATCGGCGCTTCGTGGACCGACGCCAACGACGTCGAAGTCGCTGGCAAGTCCCGTTTCTTTGTCGGTACGGTGTACGACTTCCAGGTATATAACAAGGTGCTGACGGATACGCAGGTCAAGACCCTGCTGGCGGAAGGACTTGGCAACAGCACTGTCACGCCCAGTCAGCCGGATACCCCCAGCAACGGCCTGCCGACGCCGCGATATAAGCTGGCAGCTCCGAAGACTTTTGTACCGGCCAACAAGGCATTTATCGACACCGGGATCAAGCCGTTCGCAGCCATCGACACCAGCATGAATCTGACGGTGTACGCAACCTTTACGGTGGCTGACAGTGCAGTTAATACGGTGACAGTTTTACTTGATTGCTTCAGCGATCTCACCAACGATCAGAGAGGCATCATGGCTGCAACATGGACCAACGGAACCGTGGGCATGAACATGTTCACCTATGGCAGTCACTTTGTCAAGATCGAATCCGGGAAGAAACTGAAGTTTCTGCTCCAGATCAAGGGAACGCAGTTCCGGTTCCTGTCGTACGGTTCCATGACCGAATGGAAGAACATCCCGAACTATGCCGCGAACAAGACCGTAGATCGTTCGCTGATCCTTGGTGCTTCGTGGACCTCCAGCTCAGACGAAACTACGGACGGCAAGGCACGTTTCTTCAATGGCACGGTGTACGACTTCCAGGTATTCGACACGGCGCTGACCGACGCACAGATCACGACCCTGATGGAGGCAAACTGATATGGTATACGACCTGAATGGCACCACCCTGAGCACAGGCGGCAGCGGGATGCTGAACGTGCTGGACTATGGCTTCAAGGGAGACGGCACCACCGACAACCTGGCCGCATTCAACGATCTGGTGGCCGCGCGCCCCGGCGAAACGCTGTATTTCCCGAAGGGTGTGTATGCGTTTTCAGGCAAGCTGGTGCTCGACCTCTGCTACATGGTGCTCGACAACGCTGAGTTGAAGTGCACGGCGGCCACCAAAGTGAACCGCTTTATCGAGATCCGCGGCAAGATGACCCCGCCTGAAACGCCCCAACAGGACATGTTCATCCGGGGCAACGGTAAAGTCAACGCGAACTTCAAGGCAGACGACTGCATCGCCGTGGCACGGCAGAAATGCACCCTGATCGACCACATCTCCATCCAAAACTTCCAGCGGTACGGCATCTGCGGCAAATTCAACGACGCTTCGATGACCAACAGCGACGGCCAGACGGAAGGCAACCTCTCGTATGAGCTGATGGTGCGCAACTGTCTGATCGAGACGTCGCTGATCTATCCGGATGCAGTGGGCATCTACGACACCGGCGACTCCATGTACACCGATATCGTCATCATGAACGTGAAGACGGCGCTCTCGTGCAACGGCAGCAGCATCTTTCACAACGTTCACGCCTGGTGCTTCGATTTCAATTACAGCGACAACGACACCAAGAAGGCCCTGCTGGAGAACACGGTCTTTGCGTACATTCGCGTGAATGGCCCCCGATTCTCGGACTGCTACTGCGACACCTACCAGAGAGGATTCAAATTCTACGACGGGCGGACCCTTGCCTATATCACGAACTTCAGATGGTATATTGCTGCTGAAACCTGGCCCACCGGCCTGACGGCCTATGTCTTCCCGGCCAACCCGACCGGGCAGGCAATGTACAAGGTCTTTGGCGCGGACATCAACGGTTCGGGCGTGACCAAGTTCAGCGATGTGGACCTGAGCAAGCAGACGAACTGCCGCTGGTACGGCATCGTGCACAACCTGAGCGACGCGCCAAGCACGCTGCAATAACGAAGGAGCATAAATCATGGCACTCTCGAACACGGCCACGCCGATCTACTACGGCCGCTTTCGGGAGGCCGTGATGCGTGGCGAGATCCCGGTCTGCCGGGAAATCTCCATGGAGATGAACCGGATCGACGACCTGATCGCAAACCCTGGCATCTGGTACGATGACAAGGCAGTGAACGGCTTTATCGCATTCTGCGAGGACGAGCTGACCCTGACCGACGGCACCGATGTGAAGATGCTGGAGAGCTTCAAGCTGTGGGCGGAGGAGATCTTCGGCTGGTATTACTTTGTGGAGCGGAGCGTCTTTGTGCCAAACGAGCATGGCGCGGGCGGGCACTACGAGACCCGGCGCATCAAGAAACGGCTGGTGACGAAGCAGTATCTCATCATCACCCGTTCGGCGGCAAAGACAATGTATCTGGAGTTTTTGCAGGCCTATTTCCTGACGGCATACACCACGACGACCCAGCAGCTGACGACCGCCCCGACCATGAAACAGGCCGAAGAGGTGCTGGCCCCGATGCGCACCGCGCTGGCGCGGGCAAAGGGCCCGGTGCTGAAGTTCATGACCGAAGGCAGTTTGCAGAACACGACAGGCTCGAAGGCCGACCGCGTCAAGATGGCCAGCACGAAGAAGGGCATCGAGAACTTCCTGACGAACAGCCTGCTGGAAGTGCGCCCGATGACCATTGAGAAATTGCAGGGACGGCGCGACACTGTGGCGACCGTGGACGAGTGGCTCTCGTGCGACATCCGGGAAGACCCCATCGGCGCCATCGAGCAGGGCGCGGCCAAGAACGAGAACTATCTCATCGTGGCGGCAAGCTCGGAAGGCACCGTGCGCAACGGCTGCGGCGATGACATCAAAATGGAGTTGATGCAGATCCTGAAAGGGGAGTACATCAACCCGCATGTGAGCATCTGGTACTACAAGCTGGACTCCCTCGACGAGGTGGGGCAGCCGGAGATGTGGCTGAAGGCAAACCCGAATCTGGGCAAGACCGTGAGCTACGAGACCTACCAGCTGGATGTGGAGCGCGCCGAGAAATCGCCCAGCGCCCGGAACGACATTCTGGCCAAGCGGTTCAACCTGCCGATGGAAGGATACACCTATTTCTTCCCTTACGAGGAGACGCTGTGCCACCGCCACCGGAATTACTGGCAGATGCCCTGTGCGATGGGAGCAGACCTTTCGATGGGCGACGACTTCTGTTCGTTCACCTTCCTGTTCCCGCTGTCGAACGGATACTTCGGCGTGAAAACGCGGGACTACATCACGAGCTACACCCTGAGCCAGCTGCCGATGAGCCGCCGGAACCAATACGAGGAGTTCATGAACGAAGGGACACTGTTCGTATTCGACGGCACGGTGCTGGACATGATGCAGGTCTACGACGATCTGGACCGGTTCATCCAGGAGAACGAGTACGACGTGCGGGCCTTTGGCTACGACCCCTATAACGCGAAGGAATTCGTGGAGCGGTGGGCGCTGGAGAACGGCAGCTTCGGCATCACCAAGGTGATCCAGGGTGCAAAGACAGAAAGCGTGCCGCTTGGGGAACTGAAGAAGCTGAGCGAACAGCGGAAACTGGTCTTTGACGAAAAACTGATGCAGTTTGCCATGGGAAATTGCATCACACTGGTGGACACGAACGGAAACCGGAAACTGTACAAGCAGCGGCAGGACCAGAAGATCGACGCAGTAGCGGCCATGATGGACGCCTATGTGGCCTGGAAACTGAACCGGGATGCGTTTGAATAAAACGGAATCGCCAGCGTATTACGGAATGGAACGTAGTACGCTGGCGGTTTTTATTTCTTTTGATAAACACTTCCGTCAGAACGGAGGTAGAGTTCAGATGGCTCGGAGGGCTTGTCCAGTGCTTCCTCGATAAACGCAAGAAGCGGAGTCTCCGATTGCGAATTCAGGGTGTCGTACAGTTTCAGAACTTTATGTTCGCTCTGTGATACATCACTTTTCAACAGGCTCTTTTTCTTACTTTCAAGGTCCTTGTTGATCCTGTCGGAGAACTTTGTTATGGCACTGATCATGCGGTTTTGCGTCAGTGCAAACAGAGGCTTTGCATCTGCGCTGATATTTGCAAGATAGGACTGGTTCCAGTTTTGCGAATAATACGCTTCCATGATCGTGCTGATGGCGTAAAGCTGCGAGGCAAGATCAATTCCTTGTTTGTTCTGCAACACAATTTTTGCTTGATTTTCATTGGACTTTGCCGCAGCAGAACTCTCCAGCTGCTCTGTATAGAATTCTATGTCCGCAACCGCTTTGATTTTTGCTCGCTGAAGATTCCCGATCGTAGCCATGCGCTGCGGTTCACTGAGCATGATAGTTGCGTAATTTGCGAGCGCATATTTTACGAAGGTAAGCTCCGACAGCAGCTCAGTACGCTTGGATGCCTGAAGGAATGCCAGAAGGTCGTCCAGCTTCCGGTTGACCTCTGTCAGCTTGGAGCTGATATCTGCAAGAAAATACTGGCCTGTTGCAAAAGATGCTACACTGAACATCTGGAAGGCAGCAACTGCTGCGGGATTGACCTTGTACAGTGATGCACTTCCGGCAAAATTGCCTGCCGCGTCTATCATTGTGGTGGACTGACCGCCCTGATGGAGGTTCATTAAAACCCCCTGAATGCCCTTCGGAAAACGGAGAACATAGAGATTGGATGCCGTGTCAGCCGCAAGCTGCGCAGGAACCAGTTGCAGAAGGGAGTTTGCTGTAATGCCAGCCTGCTCCGGAAATTCAATCTTCCGAAAGCGGGATGTATCGTCGAAGTCATAAGAAATATCGCTTGCGGTTACTTCGCAGTTCAGATTGTGAGTGGGAAACAGTTCGTGGTCGACCATAGCAGGAATCCTCCTCATATTTTGTAAGTCTATCATACCGCTGGAAGCAGTTGTTTGCAACAAATTTTGTGAAAGGAATACAGAATGCACGAATATTCCAACATCTGGAGATGGAGAAATCCAGATGAGCTTTATCACTATGGAATTAAAGGTATGAAATGGGGCGTTCGGAGAACTCCGGCTCAGTTAGGGCATAAACCCTATACAGATAAGCCTGAACGTGCTAAAATAGACTCATCCGTATTGCGAAGGGCTGTACGAAAAGGCGAAGTCAGTCTCAGTATTCGAAAAAACAAGCAGTCGGAACATGATCGTAATTCATCTTTATACAAACCAGGTAAAAGCTATACTTATTTTGGCGCAGATAAAGCGCAACGATATATTCTAAGGCTTCACGGAACAGGAACATTGGTTTCTTCGAAGAAAGGTGAATGGGTAAAGAAAGAGCGTGTTCGGTCTGACGAGCCGATAGGAGTATATATCGATCTGGATGGAGTCGAGCATGAAACCTATAATGCGCTTATCATTTACTCTAATAAGGGCACCCATATTTATCCAGCAAGAGAGGACGTGACATCATGAAATTGAGAGCTTATGAAGGGAAAAAGGTGACTGTGATCACTTCTGATGGACATAAATATGTTGGAGTGATGACAGATTATATTTTTCCAGAGGACAATGAGCCTGAAGGAATCGAAAGTATCATTCTTGATGGCGAATTAGAAATTACTGGCCCCGAAATTGTTGCAATTACATAAATGATATTTGAACGCATCAGCCCAATCGCTGGTGCGTTTTTTTATTTGCGAGGAGGATGAACATGACGGTATACCGAGATGAACTTTATCATTGGGGTATCAAGGGCATGAAGTGGGGCGTGCGGAGATACCAGAACAGGGATGGGACTTTGACATCTGCTGGCAGGAAACGGTACTCTACAGATGACTATAAAAGCAATGTCAAGAAGGCCGGAAATGCTGCCAAGCAGCTTTTGAAGGATGCTGCTCGCCCGATGGATAAAGGTGGTTGGACAAATCGGGTGAAATCTGATTCTAACCCTTGGTATGGTAACCAAAGAAAAACTGCGGAAAAGCTTGAGCGTTATTCGACGAAAGCTCGCTCTAATAACCCCAAAAAGATGACTGACGAAGAGCTGAATCAGCGAATTGCCAGGATGCAGAAAGAAAAGCAGTATTTGGAACTTAAGAAGAGCACCTCACCTGGTAAGGCCTATGTGACCGATCTGCTTAAAACTGCTGGCAATAAAATCGTTGGTGGTGCAGCTGGCGCAATCGGAGGCGTGGCGGGCAAGGTGGCCGTGGATGCCGTATTGAACCATTATGGGGATATCGCTGTGGCAGCAGTTAATGCTACGGGAAGTGATTTTATAAAGAAAGCGGCGGTAACCGCTGCCATGGCATCCAATATCCGTAAAGCATAAAATCAAAATGGAGGTGCGCCGATGGCGACAAATCTTGGCTCCAGGCTGAAGCGGGCCTGGAATGCCTTTACGAACCGGGACCCTCCCGGAAAGAGTTCCTACGGCGGAGGATACATCTACCGGCCTGACCGGGTGCGGCTGAACCGGGGGAACGACCGGACCATCCTGACTGCGATCTACACCCGCATTGCCATGGATGCGGCCAGCATCACCATCAACCATGTAAGGCTCGATGAAAACGGACGCTATGACGAGACCGTTGATTCGGGCCTTAATTCATGCCTGAATCTATCCGGCAACAAAGACCAGACGGGGCGCGCTTTGCGATACGACCTGTTTCTTTCGGTGCTGGACGAAGGCGCGGTGGCGCTGGTGCCGGTGGACGTTGACACCGACCCGAAGACCGGGGACGTGACGATCGAATCCATGCGGGTGGGCAAGATCAAGGAATGGTACCCCGACGACGTGCGGCTGGAAGTATACAACGACCGGACCGGACAGCGGGAGGAGCTGACCCTGCCGAAAGCGCAGGTGGCCATCATCGAGAACCCGTTCTATGCTGTGATGAACGAGCCGAACAGCACCGTTCAGCGGCTCATCCGGAAACTGAACCTGATGGACGTGGTGGATGACCAGCTGGGCAGCGGCAAGCTCGACCTCATCATCCAGCTGCCTTACATCGTCAGGAGCGAAGCCCGGAAGAAACAGGCCGAAGACCGCCGCGCCGAGATCGAACGGCAGCTGGCGGGAAGCAAATACGGCATCGCGTACACCGACGGCACGGAACACATCACGCAGTTGAACCGCAGTCTCGAAAACAACCTTCTGAAGACCGTGGAATACCTGACGAACATGGCATACAGTCAGTTGGGCATTACACCGGAGATCATGAATGGTACGGCGAACGACACTGTGATGACCAACTACGAGAACCGAACCATTGAACCGTTGGTAGCGGCTGCCGTAGACGAGCTGAAGCGGAAGTTTCTGACCGAGGAAGCGCGGGCAAACGGCGAATCCGTGCTCTATTTCCGCGACCCGTTCAAGCTGGCCCCGGTGAGCATGGTGGCCGAGATGGCGGACAAGTTTACCCGCAACGAGATCATGACGAGCAACGAGTTCCGGCAGATCATCGGCATGAAGCCCTCGAAAGACCCGAATGCGGACAGACTGCGGAATGCGAACATCTCGCAGTCCAAAGAAGACATCGCGGCTGCCGGACAGGCCGCCGTAGAGAAAAACCTCTCAGGCGCTTCGCGCCAGCTCCCCTACTAGGGGAGCCATTGGCAGGCCGGTATTGAGAATGCTGGACGAAGGAAGCTTCGTCTGGCCGTAAAATGCAGGGCGCTGCGGTGAAGGGCAGGAAGAGTTTACGAAAGGAGATGCGTATTTTTCAAAATGGTGAAGTTTGAATGATTGCAGCGGCTGGGCGACGAAAGCGAACACCCGCTGTTA